CGGGGAAAGAATAAAAATAAAGGCTCAGGATTTGAGCGTACCGTCTGCCACGAGCTTTCCATGTGGATCAGCCACGGCGAGCATGACGATCTTTACTGGCGCAGTTCTATGTCTGGTGGTCGGGCCACGGTTATGTTCAAAAAGGGCGGTCAGAACCGTACTCAAAATGGAGACATAACGGCGATCCATCCAGATGGAAATATTCTCACCGAAAAATTTTTAATTTCATGTAAGAGTTACAAGTCCCTAAATATAGCTGGAGCGGTTCTTGGAACTAAGAGTGGACTGAATTCATTTTGGACAGAGTGTGTGACAGAAGCACAACAATACAACAAAAACCCTATGCTTATATGTAAGCAAAATCATACTCCAACCATAGTTTGTCTTAATGACGTGGGAATTATCTATTTTAACTTATCCGGAAAATGTATAGCAATGCTTCCAGGTGCAGGTGGAGGAATGTCAATCTTTTGGTTAGAAAAGTTTCTTGCTTCCGCTAAAAGGCCTGTTTCAAATACAAATCAACCGCGTATCTTACTAAGGAAAGCATTGTGACAACTATAACCGGTGATCTGTACCGACTAGACTTTGCCAATGGAAAATCATACGTCGGGGCAAGTACTCGGGGCACAGCCGGTAATAAGAAAGCTGAAAAGCGTTATGTCGAGCACGAGAGGGAGGCCATTCTTCAAAACAGTCAACACCCTGTACATGTGGCTTGGCGTAATTACGGTAGTCCAAAACTTGTGGTTCTACAAAGAAACGTACCTGCAGAAAAACTTTGGTCTGAAGAAAAGAAAGCAATTATAAAGTACAATACAAAAGTTCCGAACGGTTACAATGGATATTTCGGAAGAGACACTGCACCAGGGATGCTAGGTAAAAAGCTCAATAAGGAACAAAAAGATAGAATAGGTCTTGGTCATCGTGGAAGAAAGGACTCTGAACAAACCAAAAAGAAAAAGAGTCAAGCAATGCTTGAGCATTACAAAAAACATCCTCGTACAGAAGAAACCAAACAGAAAATCAGTAAAGCAAACAGTGGTAGAAAACAAACCGAAGAAGAAATAGAAAGTCGTCGTCGGGCAAATACTGGAAAAAAGAGAACAAACGAAACTAAACAACGTTTAAGTGACGCTTTATCAAACTACTATAAAAATAATGTGGTTTCTTCAGCCACTAGAAAAAAGCAAAGAGACGCCCACCTTGGAGTACCCTTATCAGAAAATCACAAAGCATCCCTGAGCAGAGTCCAGACTGGAAAAAAGCATTCTGAATCACGTAGAAAAAATGAACGTAGAGCACAACGTAAAAGATTTAAAAATAACCCTGTTTCTATAGAAACCAGAAATAAACAAAGCGTGTCAGCAAGAAAGCGGTGGGCTAAAAAGTGAACAGCCTGCTCATCAGCGACCTCCACCTGACCAACAACCCGCGTGACGCGTACCGCTGGAAATTGTTTACATGGCTTCGTGAAACCATACCAAAGCACGGCGTAAAGTACCTCTGGATTATGGGGGACGTCTGCGAGGAAAAGGACAGACATCCCGCACAGTTGGTCAATAGAGTAGTTGATGAACTCCTACTTACCTATAAACAAACTGGTCTAATGGCCATTTATGTGGTAAGAGGAAACCACGATGGTTTAGATCCGAATACATCTTTCTTCAAATTCCTCGGCAAATACCCTAGCATCCAATTCATCGAAACTCCATTCGCCGCCCAATTCAGCGACCGCGAAGTGCTGATGCTCCCGCACACCACCACGCCCGCAGACGCGTGGAAGAATGTAGAATTTCATCTGGCGGACTACATTTTTATGCACGCTACGATGAAAGGCGCGATCAGTGAAAGTGGAGTGCAGTTGGACGGCATCCCTCCCGCGTTATTGGCTACGGCACGACGTGCCAAAATATATTCTGGTGATATTCACGGACCGCAGATCGTAAAATCCGGCCCGGTGGAGGTCGAGTACATTGGCGCTCCGTATCCTGTGAGGTTCGGTGATAAATTTGAACCCCGTGCGGTGCTGATCGAAAACTTCCGCAAGTCTACGTCATTCCCCATTCCGGCTATTCAGCGCCTGACGCTTACCGTGACGCCAAAGAACCCTGACATACCGCTTGGCACCCTGCACAAAGGGGATCAGGTTAAGGTCCGTATCCGGCTAACCCAATCAGAATATGGTGACTGGGCACAGCTTAAGAAGCGAGTGGTTGCGGCTTGTGCGGAAGCAGAGGTAGAACTGTGCGGACTGGAACTGGAGAAGGTGGAGAACAAGATTAAACTGCGAACACTGGCCACTACAGCCAACGTGAAAACATCCGAACAGGTGCTCACAGCATTTTGCACCAATAACAAACTGTCAAAAGAAATAACATCAACCGGAATCAAACTACTTACGGAGATCGAATCATGAACATTCACTTTGTGGACAAGAACGGGCGGGATGTTATTTTACGTGCCAGTGCCGAAGAACAGGCTGATATCATACTGCGGCTTCTATTATTGGTTCCGGATTCCGAATTCATCATCAAGCCTCACAAATAACAGAGGTGTTGAAATGAATGTGCAGATGTTAATTGACGAGTTGTCAAAGATGCCCAGAACCAGTACTGTTTTAATGCACCACATTGGTTCGTCAGGCAAGCCTTTATATCCTCCAGTTGACCGGATTGGTCCGGTACCGGAGAGCTATGCAGAAAGCCACCCTTACGCCGAGGATAAGGCCCCAGTAGTCTTGTATTGATTAAAAATGAAAATACTCCGTCTAGAGGTGCAGGGTTTCAGATCCTTTGCATCAACACAAACCTTAGACTTCGCCAAATTGAAGCCCGGCCTGTGGAATGTGACGGGCCAGAATTTGGTGGAGCCAGAGCTGGAGGCTAATGGGGCAGGCAAGTCATCCTTATTTGAGGCCATCTACTGGACGCTGTTTGGCAAAACCAGCCGATCCCTCAAAGCCAGATCAATCAAGAACTGGAACAGTGAGGAGCAGTGCGGCGGGGTCTTGGATCTGCAAACCACGGCTGGTTTTATTTCAATACTCCGCACGTGGGGGCCAAACGCATTAGAAGTGAGTGGGAAGACCACAGGCGACCGGCCAATTGATCAGACAGAATTAGAACAACTGATCGGCATCTCCCCGGAGGCGTTCCTATTCGCGGTTTACTTCGCCCAATTTACCCCCGCCTTTGTGGACTTATCCCCGGCGGAACAGACCGCAGTATTTTCCACCGTTTTGGGCTTAGATCTGTGGGAACGGGCGTCCAAGCTGGCCAACGAGCATACAACCGACGCAGAAAGCCTCGTACAGCGTGCTAGGGAGTCCGTGGCGCGTCTCCAGGGGCAGGCCGAGGAGTTACTAGCCCAGGACTACTCCAAGGCGCAGGGCGAGTGGGAAAAAGGCTTTAAAGCTGAATTGAGGGTTGCGGAAGATGTGGCGGTCCAGAAACAACAAGTTTTACGCGCTCTGGGAGCCGAAGCCAAGGTGTATGACAAGATTCGCGAAGCTGAGAACAAACAGGCATCCGTGGTGATCGAGCTCTTAGCAGACCAGCGACGATTAACACAAGACGTACACAAACTTTCCGCACAAAACATTACCAAATGCCCAACCTGCGGACAAAGTGTAAATCGCAAGCACATTAAAGAAGAGCTGGTGAAGGTTAAAGATTTTTTAGAACAAAAAACTATGGCTCTCGCGGCAGCACAGAAAACTCATGCTGCCCTATGCAAACAAATCCCAGAAGACTACGATGATCAATTCCGGCATGCAGAAAAAGAGTTTCAGTATGCTACCGCAGAATTGGTCGGTGTGAAGCGTAAAATCAACCCTTACGTCAAACTCCGAGCCGAACAGGAACGGCGGGGGGAGCAATTAGCACAGCAACTGGATAAGGCGGAAGCAGAACTGATCCTTAATGAGAAACAGGTTAAAACAACTCAATTTTGGATCCGCGGATTTAAAGACATCAGATTATCCTTAATAAATGACGCCCTGTCCCAACTTACGATTGAGGTAAATTCAACGCTATTCAAACTCGGACTACAAGACTGGAGTATTTCATTCGACATAGAAAAAGAAACTAAAAGCGGGAGCATCAGCCGAGGATTCACCATTATGGTGCAGGCACCACACGTCACAGACCTGGTTCCGTGGGGCGCGTGGTCAGGTGGAGAAAGTCAGCGACTTAGATTAGCAATTTCACTTGGATTCTCTGATTTAATCATCAGTCGAATGGGAATAAAACCCAATCTGGAAATGCACGACGAACCAACACAATGGCTGTCAGAGGCAGGTATTGTGGATCTGTTAGGTGTGCTTAAAGAGCGCGCCGAGCAACAACAAAAAATAATCCTATTGGCAGATCATCGTTCACTTTCTTTCGGCGGCTTTGCAGGAACCATATCAGTAATTAAAGATGAGAACGGGAGCCGTATTGAAACGGTATAATTTGTATAGAGATTACTATAATCATGAACCAACTTGATTTGCTCCTCGTCAACGCACCGTCCCGCATCGGAGTATACGAAGAGCTATCGCAATTCACCGCGATCGAGCCGCCGGTATGGGCGCTGCTAATCGCCCGGTACTGCCTTAACCGGGGATACTCCGTTCAAATATTGGATGCCGAAGCGGAAGGTCTGACCACATCACAAACAGCAGCGCGGATCAACGACGCCAGACCGCGTCTCGCCGCATTCTGTGTATACGGTCACCAACCCAGCGCCAGTACGCAATGTATACCCGGTGCGGAAGCTACTGCGAAATTAGTGGACGGACGTATCCCAACATTGGCCCTCGGTACGCACTCCTCAGCATTACCGGAGAGAACATTGCGGGAAGGCCCATGGACGTACGTCTGTCAAGGGGAAGGACCAAGAACAATAATTGAACTGCTCAACGCGATTAAAACTAATTCACTTGAATTTCCTAAATCACATCCACCTGGACTATGGTGGCGAGGGCTTTCACAATGCTACGTCCACAGTCAACCCACGACCAATATTGAAAACCTCGACCAAGAACTCCCGGACCAGGTATGGGAATTGGTCGATATGAAAAAGTATCGCCCACACCACTGGCATCTGTGGACGGGCGATCCGAATGGCGGATATGCTTCGGTGCAGACCTCCCTCGGATGTGTCTTCCGGTGCCAATTCTGCTGCATTCAGGCACCATTCGGTGACACGAACCCTAGAATGAGATTTTGGTCACCGAAAAATATCGTCACTCAAATTCATTATTTGGTACGTGCCTTAAACATCACGAATTTAAAGCTGCCGGACGAAATGTTTTGCCTCAATCGAAAGCACGTAAAAGAAATCTGCCGAGGATTGATAGATCTCAAACTTGGAGACCAACTTAACATCTGGGCCTACGCCAGGATTGACACAGTCCAAGATACCGAAATGTTAAACTTGATGCGTAGTGCCGGGTTCAGGTGGTTGGGGATTGGGATTGAGAGCGCCAGCAAGCACGTAAGGGATGGGGTGGAAAAAGGTCGATTTGGCAACGAGCAGATACTCGAGGCAGTAGGTCGTGTCAAAGCTGAGGACATTCACGTTGGAGCCAACTACATTTTTGGTCTTCCTGATGACACGATTGAATCCATGCAAGAGACTTTGGATTTGGCCTGCTCAATAAACTCACCCTATAGCAATTTCTATTGCGCGATGGCCTATCCCGGATCACCCTTACACATCACTGCAAAAGAAAAAGGTTGGCTATTGCCGGAGGATACAACTACGGGGTGGAGCGGCTACAGTCAACATGCGTATGAAACTCTGCCATTACCAACTGAAACTTTATCGTCTGCTGAGGTGTTAGCATTCCGTGATGAAGCATTTATGCACTTTCATTCACGCCCCAAATATCTGAGTATGCTACAAGCCACATTCGGCGATAGCGCGGTTGCTTCAATGCAGCAAATATTGTCGCACGGGAAACCTAAACGGAGATTACTCGATGATTAATAGGAGTATTTATAATAGGAGTATTTATGTTAGTTTTAGGAATTATTTTGTTGGTGCTGTGCTTGTTATTTTTAATCGTCATTATTTTACGGGGTTCCAATGTTCAACAGAAACGCAAAGGAGCAAAACGAAATGGAAAATTTTAATCCACTGAAGCTGATCGTAGGTGCCATCGTCGGTGTTTGCGCGATCATTGTTTTCTTTTCTACTTACTACTCTGTCGGCCAATACGAACGCGGCGTTCTGACGCGGTTTGGCAAAATTGTTGAGGTGTCGGAGCCCGGCCTGCATTTCAAGGTTCCGTTTGTCAACTCTGTCGAGTTTTACCGCACCGACATCAGCAATCTAACCAACCCGGTGATAAGCGGAAAACAAGAGTCCGTGAATACCTACACCATCGACAATCAAGAAGTCGATGTGGTGTTCAATCTTTTTTACCGCGTACCGCCGGACAGAGTTGCCTATGTGTATGAGAATGTTCAAGACTACAAACATCGGCTTTACAGTATGGCCGTGGACAGACTCAAGTCGGAAATGGGCAAAATAAACGCGACGCATGTCGCAGAACAACGCGGCAAACTTCGTGATCGAATCGCTGAGGTGCTACTGAAAGATTCGGCGGAACTCGGTGTGGTAATTACTGACTTTCAGTTGACCAACATCGAATACACCAAGTCTTTCCGGACTGCCGTTGAGGCAGCGGCAAGTGCAAAAGCTAATGTCGAAACGCGCGAGCAAGAGCGCATTCAGTCGATCAAAGTGGCTGAAAAGGTCAAGATTGCCGCAGAAGGAGAGGCCAACGCCGCACGTGAAACGGCCAAAGGCAGAGCCGACGCAATCGTGTCGGTCGCCACAGCCGAGGCAAAGGCAATCCAGATGCGCGGCGAGGCTGAAGCAAAGGCCATTCGCGCTCAAGCCGAGGCACTGCAACAAAATCAGAAGCTCGTCGAGCTTCGCAAAGCCGAACGGTGGGATGGCAAATTGCCGGTGCAATTTCTGTCAAGCGTGCTCCCCATGATGCAGTTCAAGGCTGAAGA